TAACTGTTAATGGATTACTTTCTCATCAAGAGGATAAGCAGAAATGCGAGATAATTCATAATAGAGATAAAAACGCCGTACAAAATATGTTAAATATTGTAAAAAGTATATTTACAATAGGAAAAAGACCAGACATATTTACGAGAATTCATACATAGTACACGCTATGTAATAACCAAATTTTTACTAATTTGAATATTTTTTTTGCTGTTAAATCGGCATTTTAAATGTCCAAAGGTGTAAAAGAAAATAGAGAAAAAATAGATTGGAGCATTTTAATGAAAAATATAAATGCCATTGATTTTATTCAAAAATATAAACATAAAATTCAATGGAATGTTTTTTCAAGCAATCCAAGTGCAGTTTATATTCTTAAAAATAATTTAGATAAAATCGATTGGAATTATCTTTCGTTAAATCCAAATGCTATTTCTATTCTTAAAAAGAATTTTTATAAAATTAATTGGAACTATCTTTCCTTAAATCCAAATGCCATTTCTATTATTGAAAAGAATTTAGATAAAGTCAATTGGGACTATCTTTCAGAAAATCCTAATGCCATTCATATTCTTGAAAAAAACTTTGATAAAATTAATTGGAAACATTTTTCATCAAATACAAATCCAAGAGCTATTGAAATTTTAAAAGAAAACTTTGATATGATTTATTGGGAAAATTTATGCAATAATCCTAATGCTATTGAATTGATCAAAAACCATAAAGATAAAATTATATGGTCTTCTCTTTCATTAAATATAAATGCACTTGAAATTATTAAAGATAATATTGATAAGATTGATTGGTTTTGCCTATCATCAAATCCTTGTGCAATTGAACTTCTCGAAAAAAACTTTCATAAAATTAATTGGGATGAATTGGCAGAAAATCCTGAAATCTTTGTTGATGTTTATAATTATGATTATGACCTCATCAAAGAAAATTTCAAAGAACTTGGTGAAGAGATTATTATAAAATCTTTACATCCTAAAAGGCTTTTAAGATTGATGGAAGAATATGGAGAAGATGAGATCTATTCATGCTATTTTGATGAAAATTAAAAACAAATAATCAAAAAAAATGATTTTTTTGTTTTTGGTATTAAACTAAAAATGTATTTTCAAACAAAATTGAGAACTGATTTTATTACTGAGGATGAGCTTTATTTTCCTTTTTTATCGTCTAATATAAATGCTATTTCTATTTTAGAAAAAAATAAGAAAAGAATAAATTGGAGAAATTTATCTCATAATGAAAATGCTATTGATCTTATTAAACAAAATCTTGATAAAATTAGTTGGCTAAATTTATCATTAAATTCAAATGCTATTTCTATTTTAGAAGCTAATCAAGATAAAATTCAATGGTATTATTTAGCATATAATGAAAATGCTATTCATCTTTTAGAAGCAAATCCAGATAAAATAAATTGGAATAATCTTTCTCAAAATAAAAATGCTATTCATATTCTCAAAAATAATCCTGAAAAAATAAATTGGATGATGTTATCAGGAAATCCAAATGCCATCTCTCTTTTAAGAGCCAATCAAGATAAAATTGATTGGTCTGAATTATCATCTAATCCTAATGCCATATCTCTTTTAAGAGCCAATCAAGATAAAATTGATTGGTGTGAATTATCATCTAATCCTAATGCCATCTCTCTTTTAAGAGCCAATCCAGATAAAATTAATTGGCGCATTTTATCATCTAATCAAGGTGCATTTGAACTTCTCAAAGAAAATAAAGATAAAATATATTGGAGAAACTTATCAGAAAATCCAGCAATCTTTACTTATGATTATAATCTGATCAAAGAAAACTTCAAAAAACTTGGTGAAGAGATAATTCAAACTGCTCTAAATCCTATTAGGATCAATGATTTGATGAATAAATATGGGCGTGATATTGTCTATGATAATTATTTCAATTAAATAGAAAGAAATAATAAAAACAAAAATTATTTTTGTTTTTGTTATTTTTATAATAAATTATTGATAAGGTTCAATTCAACTTCTTGAAATGTTTTCTTATTATCTACTAATTCTTTATAAATTTTAGTTGGTATTGTTGATAATAATAATGCAAATTCCTTAAAAAAATTAACTTTGTATTTTGAAATATTTTTGATGTAGTCATCAAAATTTACATCTAAATAATCAGCAGTCAAATCATAAATATCAATAAATTCTTCAAAATGATTAAACATAAAATCTGCATCTTCTATAATTTCATTTAATGAAATATAAACTTTTCGATGAATGTTTAAAATAATTTTATCATTCAATTTAATTTTGAATGTTTTCAATTCTTTTAATTTATCTAAAATTGGAAATATCTTTACAATTTCAGATGGTGATTTTGTTAATAATATAGTTAATGAAATCATTTCTAACGGATCATTTAAAGTAGTCATTATAATTATATTTTTTAATCATAACTCATAAATATCATTTTTTAATTATTTTATTGAAATATTATGCATTTTTAAAAAAATTTGATTTTTTGTTATTATCATTATCATTATGTTTTTTCAAATAAAGAAGGTTTTAAGAAGTTGGATTGATGTTGATCGTCTTGACTTAAGACAAGTTGCTGAACTTTCAAATTCTATTGATTTCTTTAAGGAGATGGATAAAAGAATTGTAGAAATGCATTGGAGTGTTTTAATTATGAAAAATATAAATATCCTTCAATTGATAAATCCTCAAGAAAATATTATGGGAATACGATGTATGTCTGAAAATCCAGGTGCAATTTCTATTATTAATGATAATATTGATAAAATTGATTTTACTTTGCTTTCTTCAAATCCTGCTGCTATTCATATTATTAAAAATAATCTTGATAAGAATATTAATTGGTTTAGATTATCAAATAATCCAAATGCTATCTCTCTACTTCAAGAAAATATAAATAAAATTAATTGGTCAATGTTATCTAAAAATCCAAATGCTATTGATCTTATAGAAGCTAATCTCGATAAAATTAGTTGGCTTAATCTTTCATCAAATAGAAATCCAAGAGCTATTTCTATTCTCAAAGAAAATATTGATAAAGTTGATTGGATTAATTTATCTCAAAATCCTAATGCTATTGAACTTCTTAAAAAAAATAAAAGAAAAATTAATTGGAGTTATTTATCATTTAATCCAACAGCTATTGATCTTATTAAACAAAATTTACATAAAATAAATTGGAAACATCTTTCCTCTAATCCAGCAGCAATTGAACTTTTAGAAGAAAATAAAGATAAAATTGATTATCGTTATTTATCTAGAAATTCTGAAATTTTTATAGATGCTTATATTTATGATTATGATCTTATTAAATCATCAAATGAAGATTTGAAAAATGAAATTATAGAAATGGCACTAAATCCAGTTCGAATTAACGATTTAATGTCTAAATATGGGCGTGATATCGTCTATGACAACTATTTCAGTTGATTAGAGAAAAACAAAAAATAATTTAAATTTCAATAAACTTTGTAGATTTATTTTCTTTTTTATTTACAATAATAGCTTCTTTTTCTTTTTTATATAAAAATGGTTGCATATTATATTTAAATATTTCATTATATTTTTTAGCTTGTGTTTCTATGTCCATTTTAAATTCTTTTCTACTAGTTTCAATTTTATTAATTTTATCAATTTTTTTTATTGATAATAATAAATCTGTTTTAATTAATTTAAAATCTCTATTTATTTTTTTATGTATAATATCAATTAAATAATCATTAGAAACAGGGGATATATTTTCAATAATAATTTTTAAATCCGAAACAGACAAATAATTATTATTAAAAGAAGTTAATAAATCATCAAATGTTAATTGTTTTAATTTTGGTTCTATTTTTGAATTAGTAAAAATATAAATTGTATTTGTTAATTGTTTTTTAATACTAATATAACCACCTTTATATAAATCACTAGGGGCATTATTTAATTGATAAAAAAAATTATTAAAATCTTGAAGCTGAATATATCTTTCATTAATAAGTTGTAAATATTGCATAAATTTATTAATTGATTCTTGATTAATTAATCTTGATGTTTTATTCATTTGAAACCCATTTTTATAAAAAATTTTAGTATTATGTGAATATAAACAATCACCATCTAATTTAAAATGATGGAATAATAAAGCTGTATAAAATAAACCATCATATACATTTAATTCCCATAATACTTCTTTTCCCATAATTTTATATTTTTCAAATAATTCTGTTTTTGTTGATATATATGTAGCAATTATTTCATCAATGTCTAAAATTCTCATTTTTATCTTAAAATCTTTTTCATATAATATACTTAAAATATCATCTGAATAATTATCTGGATTTTTTTCAAAAAATATTAAATCTGTTAATTTTTTATAAATTTCATTATTTGCAGATGTTTTTAATTGTATAAATATACGATATGAATATAATAAATTTAAACTCAATGTTATTAAATCTAATATATAAGTCATATACGAATTATTTTTGATTGATTTTATGATTGATATCAAATTATTTTTATCAGTAAAATTTAAATCAATCATATTTTTATAAGTTATATCATCATCATCATAATTTAATAATTTATAATAATTTTTTACATAACCATTTACAATTTCATCATCATTTTCATAAAAATAACCAAAACTATTTTGCCCATAATCTATCATAATTATTTTATTTTTTATTGTGTCTAATAATAAATTTCCAGAATGTAAATCATTATGTAAATAACCATATTGACTTCCATAATAATAAATAAAATTATATATAGATGATATTTCATTAAAATATGTTATAATATTTGCATTATTTTTAGTTTTTTCAATATCATTTTGAAAATTAATAATCATTGTTATAATTGTATCAGGATTATTAACAGAATTTGTTATATAAATATAATTTTCATTTCTTTTATGATTAAAGTTTTCTTTTAGTATATGACATTTATCTGTATTATAGTATTTTAATATGCTATTATAATTCCATTTATCTAAAAATGTAAAACTAGGAATTGCACCTTTAAATATTGCTACATAATCAGATAAATCTGTTATACTTTTTGCAAAATTATTATTTGGATCTTGTTTAATAAGATTATATATATATTCAAATAATATACAAGATATAATATCTATTTTAATATCATCATTATCAGGTGATAAATCGACTGATTTAATAAATAATTTTTCCGTTGTTGTTGTATTAGTAATTTCTGCTAATGTATATTTACAATTTAAACTATTTTCAATTAATATTCCATTATTTAAAGGTATATAATTTTCAAAATTAAGAGAATATATTAAAAAGGATAATTTGAAATGGTTCATATTTGCATTATTATTATTTGGACAATTGATTTTTAATAATGAATTATATAATTCAGTAATATATGTTGATTCATTATTATAATAATATTTAATTTTTTCTAAACTATAATTTCTATGTAAATTTTCTTTAAAATTATCATAGTTAAATTCAACTAAAGACATTTATTCTTTTATTATAATCAAATTTTTTTAATTTAAATTTTTTTGAATATGTAATAATCTTCATTTGGATAATCTTCATTATTTATTAAATATTTATTATTTTCTTTAATGCTTAATAATTTTAATTTCAATTTTAATGCTAATATTTCAACATTTTTTCGTTTTAATGTTATTTCATTTGCATTTTTTATATAATTTTTCAATAAATCTATTTTTGCCATATCGCTTAAAACTGTTATAATTACTCCATTTTTATCTAATAAATTTTTGAAATTTTTAAATAATAATTTTCTTAATTTTCCGGTTTCGTCAATATAAACGTTACAAGGACAAAATACCATCCAAATAATATTATAATATTTTTTATAATATTTATTTAAATAATCTTTATCATAAACTTTTTTAGATAAATCAATTTTAATATCTTTGCTATTTGATTGACCATTTATATCATTATAAGAATAATTATATTCTTTATATTTTCTTAATGTTTTTTTAATAATATCTCGTGAATGATAATAAGAATGACAATATAATAAACAATTTTCTTTATTCATATTTATCTAATTAAGATTAAGTTATTTTAATATTATAAAAATAAAGAAAAATAATTAAAAGAAATTGAACTAAGCCTAAATATCAATAATATTATCTTTAAATATTTCAGTATATTGTTCAATTGTATCATCTGTTATTTCAATAAAAGAAGGAGACTGGATAGAAGGGTTATCATTTCTATTTAATTTATTGATTACTTCTTGTAATTTTGCTGAAATAGATTTTGTTTTTATATGATGTGTAGTATTTCTTTTTCCTCCTTGAAATAAAGTAATTGGTGTATTTGGTTCCATTATATTCATTTGATTGAAAAAAATATTTACATTTGATAAATAATTATGATTAATATTAATATTTTTCAAATAATTCATAAAACCATTTATGGCATCTTGAGTTATAAAACTAGAATATTTAATAATTTGAAATGATTTATAAAAAATATTTCCTCCATTTCTAGGAGTTAAATCATCACCATCTGTTTGAAAATATTTTAATAATAAACATGTATAAAATAAACCATCATAAATAAATGCATTATAATCAACATCTATATTATTTCCAATATCTATTAATATTTTTATTTTAGTATTCATATAAGTTTTTATTATTTCTTCTAGATCCATTGATGTATCTGTTATTGATATAATTAAATTTTTATTAATTAGATCATCATATTCATTAGCACCAGTTGATTTAGCAAAATAAATAAGGTTTGTTAATCTCATAAAAAAATTGTCATATTGAATATTACCACTTACACCACTTATATTATGTTGATAATTTTTAATCAAATCAATATAATATAGACAAGATAAACTTAATGTTATTATGTCTAAAATATGGGTCATATATCCATTATTATCTGATTTTATTATTGAATAAAGAGAAGTTGAATTTTTATACATTTCTATCATATCCCTATAATTATTCGGTTCTATCACTTCTCCATATAAATTTTTATAATTTAAAATTTTATGATAATTTTTTACACAATTATCAATAAGAGGAAACCTATTATCATAAAAATATCCAATATAATTTCTCCCATAATCTATAATTGTTAATTTGTCAATGTAAGTATCAAATAATAAATTTCCTTGATGTAAATCATTATGAAGAAAGCCATAATGAAATCCCATAAAATAAATATAATTATAAACATGTTTTAAAGAGCTAAAATATCTTATTATCATGTTAAGATTATCAAGAGATGGATTATTTATATATGATTTAAAAATAGTATGTAATGTTTCTGGTTTTCCATTAATTGCATTTGTTATAAATATATGACATTTCTTATTATAATTGTCTAATGGATTGTTTTGACAAAATGTATCAAATGTATATTTTTTTTTCATTAAATCATTATAATCCCAATTTGTTTCTGTTGAAAAACTTGAAAAACTTGTTTCAAATTCATTTACAAAATCTTTTAACTCATAATTAGTAAATATATCAGGTGTATTATAATAATCTGATCTTTGAGGATATCCCTTAATATTTTTATATAAAATTTCAAGTAATAAACAGTTGATTATATCATTAATAATATAATCAGATTTAATGCTAGTATTGACAACTTTAATAAACATATTTTTATTATCAATTCTAGCAAATGTAAATTTACAATTTGCAGAATTAACATTTAATATACCATTTTTTATAGCTTTATAATTTTTTTGATACCACCATGACAATGTATAAATTACACATGATGCAATAAAAAAATCATTAATCATTATTTGAACTTTTTTAGCTACACTTTTTATATTTTCAGAAATAAAATTTAAAAATGTATTGGTTGTTTTAATATCATATTTTATATAATCATAATTATAATTATCTAATATATATTTTATCCAATTATGTTTAAAAGTTGTTTGTTTTGATAATGTTGTTGATGATATTAATCTTGATGACATTATAACAATCTATTATAACTAATTATATTATTTCATACCATTTAATATAAAATTACAATCATCATCAATCGAAGGGATTACATAATAAATTGTGTTGAAGAACTTTAAGAAGGTTTTGCACCAATATACACCTTTTTTACCTATTGTATAAATCAATAATTTTATTAATGGATTTTTAGAATAATATTCATAATATTGTTTATGATAATTTTCATATAATTTTTCATCAAATTTAAATGGTCTGTTCGAAGGATTTATAAATGTAATTAAATAATTTTTTGTATCATAATCATTATAATGTTTTATTGCTGCTGAAATATCATCACTAACCATAATAAAAGGATAAAACGCTTTTCGCTTTTGTTCATTTTCATAGATAAAAGTCATCATTATTTTAATTTTTGATTATTTTAATCTTAAATCATTTTTTTATTTAAGATACAAAAAGAACTTAAAGAGATTGCCAAATTATCCTTAAATAGATATATAAAATAATCCTACAATATTTCGAGTATATCTATCATTTTTAATAATAGTTTTGAAACCTCCATCAATGATTTCACCTTTTCCATTCATGTCATCAAATTCATACCATATACCTTTACATTCATATAAACATATATAATGACCTCCAGTCTCATTTCCATAATGGATAATAATAGAATTTAGATATAAATCATTTTCTTTTAATTTTAATTTAAGTTCTGGAATTACTTTTGCTTCTTTTTTTCTATAATCAAATATTCTATTTATTTGGATTAATAATATTGGTGCAGCTAAATATTCATTTGTTTCTTTTCTTATTGTTCCATTATCTAATTCAATTGTATTTGTATATTTTGGATAATAATCTTTAATATAAATAATGTCATTATTAAAAACATCAATATAATTATTAATATCAAAAAAACTTCTTTTTTCAATTCTATTATTCATTGAATATTTTAAGATTGGATCATATGCAAATATTAATCCTAATAATTGTATAACTTCACTAAAATCATTTTGTGAATTTATCCATTCAACATTATGATATTTTGGATTTATTTTTGATTTATATCTATCATAATATTTATTAAATGAACTTCTTAAACTACTACAAGTATTTGTTGCAATATTTGAACTAATTCGATAATTCAATAATTTCATTTCTGCTCTTATTTGATTTGCATATGATATTAACTTTTCATCATTCTTATTTTCATGTGTATTTAAAGGAGAATTTAATAAAAATTTCTCAACAAATGAATTTTTACTATTAAATAGAGCAACAAATAAACTATCTATAAAACAACTATAATTTTCATAACGAAGTTTAATTTGATTACATTCCTTTTCATAAATAGTTTTTAATTTATCTATATTATATTTATTCAAATTTATATAATATGGATATATCTTTTTAATAATTTTAATATAATCAGATTTTAATAATTTCTTAATATTTAGAAACTTTTTTATTTTCAATAATTGGTCTGCAACTTCTTTATTTTTATTTGATTTTTTAATAACATCAATATATTCATTTAATTCATCTTTTGTTTTTAAAAATTTCTTATTTGGCATTTTTAATGATGTATTTTTTATAATATTATTTTTCTTAAATATTAATTTATATATAATATAATCATCATTTCTTGAATAAATATTATATTTATATTCATTATCATAAAGGATTGATCCATCATTCATATTTACTCTTAAATTAATATTATAATTCTTTAAATTTAATATATATTCAATTTGTGATATATATTTAATTGGTGTTAAGTTATTATATTTTTCTATAATAATATAATCTGGATTTCGTAATGCCAATTTATCAGCAATATCATCACAACAACTATTAATATAATAATTATCCTCTCTTTCTATTAATCTTAAATTTATTTCATTAGTTTCATTCAATTTCTTAATAAAATTATTAATATTCTTTATTTTCTTTTCCTTCTTTTCTTCTTTCTTTTCCTTCTTTTCTTCTTTCTTTGGTTTCTCTTCTTCTTTCTTTAGTTTCTTATTTATTTCTTTCTTTAATTTTTCTTTTAATTTTCTTTTATAATAAATGTCTAAACTTTTCATTGATAATATATCAGATGATGGTAATGTTAATGGTTCTGATAATGAAAAAATATGACTTAAATTGAAATCTTTATTTATATTTTTTACTTTTACATAAATTATTGATCGAGTTCCTTTATTAAATGAAAAACATAATATTTTTCTATTTTTTTTTTTTTTTAATTCATCTAATTTACATTTATCCTTATTTAAACAAAAATCATTTTCTTTATTTACATCCCAATCAAATTTCATTAATTCACATGGTAATCTTTTTAAAGGTAATATTTTTTTTTTATTTTTAGTATATATATCTCTCATCCATCCATTATAAACATATCTATTATTATTACATGTAATTCCTGTTATTGCATGACCTCCTCCATATGGTGATATATTATAACTTGATAATAAACACGAATCTAAAATATATTTATCTCCATTATAAATAATTTCATTATCAATACTTTTAATTCCATATGTTTTAATTTTATAAGTATCTAAATTTAATTTAGTCATTAATTTATTAGCACTTTCAGATGTATTGTCTTTATTAATTAAAGCAGTAAATACTCTTTCATAATATGAAAAACGAGTTTTTTTTGTATTTATATTTGTATTTCGTATTGGATTTACAATAATATAATCTGGATTTGTAGTAAAATCTGTTTTTCTCATATTTATTTCAAATAAGTTAGTACAAACATCATTATAATATGTTGTATCAACAGTTTTTAAAAAATTAATATTATCTGTTATTAAATTTAAATTACCATATATTTTTCCTTCAAATAAATCTAAATTTAAACTTGTCTTATTTAATTTTTTTATAAATTTATGAATTGCATAAATAACATAATAACCACTCTTTATTACTTTTTTATATTCTTCTATCATAGGAAAGAAATTTAAATATTTTAAAATAATTTCTGGACGCATATATTTAAAATAATCTTCATAATTTTCATGTTTAATATAATTATATTTTAAAAGTTGGTTAAATATTTTTGAAATTTTATCTTTATTTTTATCTAAAGTATTATTGCTTAATAATAAATTTCTTGAATTTTGACTATATAATATACTCATTAAAATAGAATTAAACCAACAAGACCCAACCTCATCAGTTTGTGGAATAGTAATAATATTTCTACATTTATCAGGTTTTGATGTCATAAAAAACAAGGATGAATTCTATATTTATAATTTATATTTTTCTTCTTTTTATTTGTCTTTCTATTATGCTAATTTCTTTTTTTATATCAGCTATAAATTTTGCCATATTTCTTCTTATTCCATCATTAGATAAACTATTTGAATTAGGTAATATAAAAGAACTAGAAATATTAGATGCATTTTTATATATATCTAATGGTGATGTATCAGATCGCATTCTTTGTTTTTTACATATATTAATGTTCTAGGTCCATTATTAAAAGAAAAACATAATTTTTCTAATGACATTTCTTCTATTAAATCTAAATTACAAAATATTGGATTTAAACAAAATTTATTTTCTTCTCTAACATTCCAAGGAAATTTCATTAAATCGCATTGCGATCTTTTAACAATAATTTGAGGATTTACAGATGTTCCTCTATTTTTGAAAGTTCCATTATAAACATATCTATTATTATTGCATGTTAAACCTGAAATTGCATGTCCCATTTTACCAATAGTATTGAAATTACCTAATATGCATGAATCTAAAATATATATATCACCATTATAAAAAACTTCATCTTGTAATGTCAAAATTCCAACAGTTTCTATTCCATAAGTATTTAATAATATTTTTTGAAGTAATTTACGACGAGATAAAAAAGCAATTGTTTGAATAAATAACATGTTATATATTACCTGTTCAGCAATAGGCTTATCATCATTAATAATATTAACAATTAAATAATCTGGATTATTTCTAAATTTATCTAAATTTATATTTCTTATTTGTTTCAATATTTCTTGTTCAATTTCTAATGATTTTTCTTCTTGATTTTCCGCTTGTTTAAATATATCAATATTATCTACTAGTAAATTTACATTACCATATAATGCATTTTTATAAATATTTAAATTTAAACTGGTTTTACCTAATTTATCAATAAATTTATGAATTGTCAATGAACTATGATAACCTCTTCTTAATATTGTATCTAAACTTTCTTTATCTGGAAAAAAATTTAAATATTTTAATATTTTTTCTGTACGCATATATCGAAAATATTCTTCATAATATTTATTTTGAATAAAATTTCTTTTTAAAATCTGATTTCCCTTCTAAGCTATTATTATTTAATAATAATTGTCTTGAATATTGGCTATATAATAATGACATTATTATAGCATTAAACCAACAAACATTTGTATTATCAGCTTGTGGAATTGTTATAACTTTACTACAAATATCAGTCATCTTACTTTCTAATTATAAATTACTTATTTATATTTTTTCTTCTTTTTTTTAATTGCAAATTATCAATTTCTATTTGCAACTCTTCCATAAATTTCTGTATATTTTTAATGATTTATCTTGTTAAAATTTGATGTAATATTTTTGAAATATTATCTCTTCTTTTACTTATTAAATTTTCATTGCTTAATAATAAATTTCTTGAATTTTGACTATATAACAATGATATCAATATAGAATTGAACCAACAAATAGTTATAATTTGACTATAAATATCACTCATCTTTATCTAAGTATAAAAAATGATTTTTATATTTATTTTTAATTAATAATGGAAAAACCAAAAATAAAATTTCATGATTGGATTGATGTTTCTAAAATTAATTATGATATGTTGGCTATTAATCCAAATCCAGAAGCCATTCATATTATCGAAGATATAATTAAAAATGATTTTGATGCTTTTAATTGGTTTTATATTTCTAGCAATCCAAATGCCATTTCTATTCTTAAAAAAAATAAAGATAAAATTAATTGGTATCAACTTTCAACTAATCCAAACGCCATTCCTCTTCTTGAAGAAAATAAAGATAAAATTAATTGGTCTCAATTATCTAAAAATATAAATGCAATTCCTCTTCTTAGAGATAATCCTGATAAAATTGATTGGTATTCATTAACAATGAATGCAAATGCTATATCATTATTAAAAGAAAATTTAGATAAAATTAATTGGAATATTATTTCAGATAATGAAAATGCAATATCATTAATAGAAAATTATCTATATAAAATAAATTGGTTTTATCTTTCATCTAATCCTAAAGCCATAACAATCTTAAAAGATAATTATAATAAAATTAATTGGAATTTATTATGTGCCAATCCTTCGTTAGAAGCCATTAAAATATTAAAAGAAAATTATTCAAAAATAAATTGGGGTATATTATCATTAAATTATAATGCAATTTCCATTTTAGAAAATAATATTGAGAAAATTGATTGGCTATTCTTCTCTAAAAATAATAATCCAAAAGTAATTTTATTATTAGAATTGAATATTGATAAAATTAATTGGTACTATTTATCAGAAAATCCAAATGCTATCGAACTTCTTAAAAATAATCCTGATAAAATTAATTATTATCATTTATCCAAAAATCCAGCTATCTTCACATATGATTATAAAGAAATAAAAAAGAACTTTGAAAAATTGGGCGAAGAAATCATTCAAAAAGCTCTTCACCCTAAAAGAATTTTTAAACTTATTGAAATCTATGGTGAAGACGAAATTTATAATAATTACTTCGATGACTGACTAACTCAAAAAAGATTTAAGAAGACTTCCAAATAATCCTTAAATCATTTTTTGAGTTATTGAGGAAGACTGATATATAATAATCCAACCATATTATTTTTATAATAATCATTCTTAAGAATATCATTAAATGTTCCAATTTTCTTACTTTTGCCAATCATATCATTGTATTCATACCAATAACCCTTACATTCAAATAAAGTTATATAATGACCACTATTTATATCATCTCCTTGATGAATTATAATAGAATTAAGATATAAATTATTCTTTTTTAATTTTATTTTTATTTCTGGTATTATAGGTTTTAATATCTTTGCAATTCCTTCTAGTATTCTATTTATTTGTATAAATAAAAATGGGGCTGATCTATATTCAATTGTTTCTTCTCTTATTTTTCCAGTTCCATCTAAATCCATTATTTTTTTATATTTTGGATAATAATCTTTGATATTAACATTACCGGGACTTAAAATATCAATATCATTATTAATATCAAAAAATATTCGCATTTGATCTTTTCCATTTATTGAATATTTAACATCGTGTGGAATATCAAATATAACAGATAACATTAATAATAATTCACTAAAATCATTTTGTTCCGATGTCCATTCTACATTCCGAAATTTTGGATTAATTTCATCTTTATATTTATCATAATATTTTTTAAGAAGTGATCTTAACATTGTGCATTTATTATTACTTCCACTTGAAGATGGCTTGACTATTTTATTATATAATTTTTTTAATTCATCTCTTATCTCTTGCCCATATCTAGTTAATTCTGAATTATTATAATTATGTAAAGGAGAATTCAAAATTGTATTCTTTATAATTGGATTTCTACTATTAAATAATGCAACTAATAAACTATCCATATAACAACTATATTTATCATAGTTCAAATTTATATCAGAACAATTCAAATAATATATCTTTTTTAATTTTTCAATTGTTAATTTATTTAAATCTTGATCATCATAATATGGATATATTTTTTTAATCCTTTCTATATAATCCTCCTTTTTTAATGATTTTGATTTTGATGATGATTTTGATGATGATGAAATTATTCTAGGTGGAGATTTAATTTTAGGTCGTAATGGAGGCAATAAATAGTCATCATCTATAATTCTTCTTGCACATTTTAATTTTTTTGGATCTTCAATTTTAATTTTATCTTCTCTAAATTCTTTTTTAATTAATAATTTTGGTGTAATTTTAACAGGACTTTTAGTTTTATCTATATTTTTATATACATATATTCCATTTCTTGAATAAGCTATCAATTCATAATTATAATAATCATCATATATTATTTGATTTTCTGCTGATAATGACTTTTTTATATATAGACCATAATTATTAAGCTTAGTTAAATATTCAATCTTTGGTATTCTATCAATTAATGATGTTGTATCATAATTATTATTAGTTTGAATTATAATATATTTCGGATTTCTCAATAATAATAATTTAATAATATTATGTTCGCAATATTCAATAAGATAATAAGATTTATTATAATACATCAAATTTAAATATGGATCCTTAATTTTCTTTATTACGGATTTCATATTTATTATAAGTTTTGGTTCTTTCTTTTTTTCTTTTTGGTTTTTAAGTTTTTTAAGCATTTGTTTTCGTAAATCTTGCACAATCTTCTTTTGTTCTTTCTTCTTTTCTTCTTTTTTTATTGCTACTTTTCTTAATTCCTCTTTTATTCTTTCTGCTTCTTTTATCTCTTTGTCTCTCTTTAATTTTAATTTAAATTTATCAAATTCAACTCTGTCTTTACTACTTACCTTTGAAGGTAAAATTAATTCTGATGGTGATGAATAATTTTCATCATATTTATATCCTTTGTCTATTATTCTATCTTGTCTTACATAAATTAAACATCTTAAACCAGAATTAAAAGAAAAACATAAATCTTTGATTGGATCTCTAACAGCATCTAATTTACAAGTTTTTATATTTAAACAAAATGAATTTGGATCATTCGGATTCCATTTATATTTCATTAATTCACAAGGTAATATTTTTGGATTAAGTCCTTGTTTAATATCATCTCTAACATCTCTTAACCATCCATTATATACATATCTATTATTATTACATGTAATACCAGTTATTACATGTCCTCCTGCAGTTCTTCCATTATAATTACCTAAAATATATGAATCTAAAATATATGTTTCTCCGTCATATGTGATTTTATCTTCTAATGAAATTATTCCATCTGTTCTTATTCCTATATTATCTAAATTTAATCTATCTAAAATATTTAATCCAGGATTAAATCGAATACTTGTATAAAACATTTTCTCATATTCTCCATCATTTTCTTGCGGCTGTAATGGATTTACAATAATATAATCAGGATCTGTTCTAAAATCAGCTCTTCTTAAATTATATAATTTATCTGCATTTAAAAATCGCCCTTGATATTCTAAATGACCATAAATTAAATTAAAATTTCCATATAATTGATTATTATATAGATCAATATGAATACTTGATTTTCCTATTTTTTTTATAAAATGATGTATAAACATACGAGGATCATAACCATGTTTTAATTTTTCTTTGTAAAAATTTTCATCTTGAATTATATTTAAATATTTTAATATTTTTTCAGGACGCATATATTTAAAATAATCATACGAATTTTCATGATTAATATAATTTTTTCTTAATAACTGATTTAAGATTTTTGAAGTTTTGTCTGATGCTGGTCTTGTTGCTAAATAATTATCATTTAATAATAATTTTCTCGAATTTTGACTATATAATAATGACATCAATAATGTATTAAACCAACAAGAACCTACATCATATGATTGAGGAATTGCAATAACATTTTTGCATTTATCTGACATTTAAATATCTATTACTATTTAAATAAAGAAAAATAATTTAAACATTTACTTCTTTTTTTTATTATTATGTTTTTTTCCTGTTTTAGGTTGAAAAGGTGCAACTACTGGAGGATGTGGAGGTGGAGCTGGAGCAGTTGTTGCAGATAGAGCTTTTGGAGAAGCTTTTGGAGGAGAAGCTATAGCAGAAACAGCTGATTTTAATGATGCTGCTGATCGTGATCGTGAATTTGGTTGTATATTATCTATTTTTTTTATTCTTTGTATTTCTTTTTTATATTCACTTTTATAGATTTTATTCAATTCTTTTTCAGCCTTTGATTTTATTTTTGAAATCATTATTTGAAATGACATTGTTAAAAATATATGTATTTTCATTTCTAATGCTTTTCTCTGTTTTTTTACATCATTTTCAATCTTTTGTCTAATATATTTTTTATCACCTGTTGATATTTTATTTAAATCTAATTTTAATCGTATATCATCTTTTGTTTTAACTATTCCACGAAGTTTATCTTTTAATATATCATTATTTTCTTTATAAATATTATCATTATCATCATCAATTATTTTATTTGCCAAATTTTGCGAACTTTTAATATAATAATTATGAATTTTTGTTTTAAAATAATTTAAATATTCTTTAAATTTAATTTCTTTTAAATATTTCTTAAAATCAGTATCTAATGAAACAATACCACTAAGACTACTGACACTATCAGGTTTTTTTGCAGGTTCTTTAGCTACTGGTGCAGGAACTACTACAGGAACTACTACAGGAACTACAGCAGGAGGTCCAGTAGATGCTATTTTTGCTGGTGCAACATCAGTTTTAGTTATTCTATAATAAATTAATATTCTATTACCTTTGAATAAAGAAAAATTTAATTTTTTATCTTTATATTCTGATAATTTTATATCACATTTATCATTATCAAAATAATATTCATATCCTTTATATTTATATTTATCATCCAATTTTAAGGGATATATTTTATCACATTTAACATCCTCTATTTTTGTTCCTTGAAATATAAATCCAGGAGTTTTTTTCTCAAATTCAAATTCCCTATTTGTATATGTATAAACATTAAAATTATCATCTATAAAATAAATTACATTATGTTTTGATTTATTATCATTTTCTGGCGGAATTGTATAATTAGTAGAAATACATGTTATTAATTTATACTCTTGATTATCAAATAATTTTAATACATAATTATTAGCAGTTCCATTTAATGTATCACATTCATCTGCTATATCATACAATTCTTTATCAATTTGGTCTTTATTTTCCCATTCATTAACGATTATAAAATCTGGATAAGTTTGTAATTTTGATATTTTATTACTAGAATATTCTGTTGCTAATAATTTTTTCTTATAATCATTTCCATCTATTGGAATTCTATCTTTTATAATTTCTTTATCATATTCAATATAATTAGTAAAACCTATTAATGTCTTTTTTCTGTTTTCAAATGATTCAATTGTCAAACAAGATAATCCTAAATATTTATAAAAAGAACTTAATAATAATTGAAATAATATAAATTTATTTCCATATTTTTCATAATGACTATTCTTAATATTTAATGAAGATTTTATAGTTTTAGGAGAAATCTTATCAATTGTTTCATTTATTATAAAAGCATTATTTAAACATTGTTTCATTATTTTTTTTAATGATGGTGATGCAGAAACACTACCCTTAAGGTCATCAAAATTTATTTTTCTCAATGCTAATCTATCTGAAAGTAATGATAAAATTGTAAATAATAATAAAGATCGTTGAAATTCATCTTTATTATTAATTGGTTTAATATTATTATGAATGCCATTCTGATATTTTACTATTTCTGGAACTGATTGTGGCATATATTCAAAATCCTTCTACATTATAATAATTTTTTTATTGTTGCTAAACTACAAGTTCCGTTTATCAATAACCTTTCGTGAAAATCCTTGATTGTTTTTGTCTTATTTTCCTTTAAATATTTATCTCTCATTTTTATTATCTCTAATTTACCTATAACATAACATAAAGCCTGACCAGGATCGCAAATATATCTATCAATCTCATTTATAATGTCATTCGTTTTTTTTGGCAAATATTTTTTCATAAAATTGAATGTTTTCTTATAAGTCCAACCATAATAATTAATTCCTGTATCTGCTACCAATCTTATCTTCCTTAATATAGAATAATAATTATCACTGTTATTCTCTTTTCCATTATAATTATTAGGATCATCAATGTGATTACAATTTTCATCACAATAAATTTCCATATAATGGGCAAAACCCTCAATAAATGTTAAATTGTTATATCCATAAATTTGATAATTTTTTAATTTATAATGTTTCATAAATCTATAATGATATTGATGAAAGCATTCATGAATTAATAATGGATACAATGATTTTTTAGTGCATTCATTATAAAATCTTAAATTTATAAATACACTATCTTCAATTGGTGAATAATAAGCCATTGGGAAATTTTTTTCTTGTTCTTCTAAAACTTTTTGAATTTTAAATGGTTTTGATGGCTTATAATAAAAATTCTTATCAATTATATTATTATAAACATATAAAGCAACATCCAAACAATCCTTAAATAAAGCTTCGCGTGATTTATAAGTCTTATCATCTTTATAAGGTTTTATATTTGAAACAAGAGATAATCCCAATTTATGCACATATTCAGGAGATTTATCAACCCTATTTTTTAACAATAATTTATAAATCTTTTTTCCATTTTTAAGATTGCACAACCCAATCTTCTTTTTAGCTTTTGGCAAATAAACATTCTTTAAATAATCATATAAATATTTATAATTCTTACATTTTTTTAATTGTAATATTATTTTTTTTATTATAATAAATGGAACTGTTATTTCTTTTTTTAATGCCTCGTTTAAACGCATTATAAGTGTTTTCAAATATTCATGAAAATCAACTTCTCTTTCTTTTTTATACTTACTTGGATATATATTTTTATTATCATCTTCAAATATTATAATTTGATTTTCATATGATGATATCAATTGATAAAGATATATTTTATTGGATAATATTTTTTTATTAAAATTTATTGTTCTTTTTAATTCTAAATCCTTCGTATTTGAATATTTCTTATTCAATTCACGATGTTTGTTTAAATAATCATCACTTAAAGTATTTGTATAATGTTTTAATACTTTTAGTTTATTCATATAAAAATTGAACTGTGCATTTATCTTCAACAAATCATTAAAATAATCTTCATAATTTAACATTTCTTATTATTATAATAGAATGAGAATAATAATTTCAGCTATAGTAATAATAATATTAATATTTTTTCTAATATTATTATTGAGATCTAATTATATAACTGAAACTTTTGTTAATGTAAAAGATTTACCAGATTTAAAAGATTATCAGGGCGACAAATTAACATCAAAAGATTTAGAAGATATTATGAATTATACTGGAAAAGTATCTGATAAATATGATACAATTGATGATCCTATTTCTGATAGTCTAATTCCTTATAATCCTGATGACAAAATTAAATCAACTGATTATGATATTATTGACATTTTTAAAAAGATTTTAGAACGACCTCCTTCTGTAAATGAAATTACAAAATTTAGTTATTATTCAAATGATAAAATAAAAGAATATTTATTCAATTCTCCTGAATATGATAAATTAATTAAAACACAAAATAATACTGTTAATAATGGTATCGAAGGTGCAATCGCAAGAAAGAATATAATTAATCGTATCACTGATATTTATGCAACCATTTATACCGATGAATTAAATGTCAAAATGATGTTGCCATTAAGAGATTGTTTTATTTATCTTCAAATGAATGAATATTTATTTGCAGCCTTTTTAGAATCATATAATTATAAAAAATTTGAAGTTGATGTTCTTTCAACTTATGTTTTAACAAAAAAAGTTTTATTACAATTATTTAAAAAACATTTTAATGTCCTGGAATTAAAATTATTAGCCCAAGATAAAATTAATAATATTAAAAATCAAAATAATATATTTTCAAAAGAAATTGATAGTATCAAAAAAGATCTATTATCTCTAAGTTCTGTAGTTAATCCTCAAAATGTAATTGGAACAATTAAAATCAATTTCCCATCCGTCTATAATGAATTAATTAAAGCAACTCTAAAATCTGGAGAAAATATTGATAGTTCCTCATTTGATTTTAGTAAAATAGGTTCCTTCCTTACTAATATTGAAAAATATCAAAATAATGGCAATAATAATGATAATGATAATGATGATAATAATAATGATGATGATAATACTTATAGAAGTACTACTTATTATAACCCTATAGATGATGCCTATACTACTCCAACCGATACACCAACACCAGAACCACCACCATCATTAGAACCAACACCACCAATACCAGAACCAACACTACCAACACCACCACCAACACCAGAACCAACACCAACACCAACACCAACACCAACACCAGAACCAACACCAACACCACCACCAACACCAGAACCAACACCAACAGAAAAAATATTATTGGCTTCAACAAAACCTGTAATAAAAAAAACAATAACAATTGAAAATTTAAAAATGAATAAAGATCTTACTAAAGATATTGAAAAACTACCAGATAATGCAGAATTATATACAAGAGTTTATAATCCACTTCCTAGAAATTCTAGTTATGCATATATGCCAAATGGATATAAACCACCAATTTGTAATAATCTTGGAAAAGAACAATTAACACAACCTGTATTTACAAGTTCAAAATTATTATTTCAGGGCACTGATTTTGACACAGCTTTTAAAGATACTCAAGTTGGAAGCATAATGCCAAAATTTTTTTATCAAGAATATAATGATGTTAAAATCAATTAGAGCAATTATATCTCATAACTACATTCATCGTGTATAATTCCTGTGTTAGTAACTTGAATGCATATGGAATTCTAATTTGAACTATATTTGTTGCATTCTTGCAATAATTACATTTATAAATATTCCTATCTGGATTTACATTTGCTATCATCCCGCATTCCTTGCAAATAAATACTCTATAATTATCTGCACAATCAAGCATCTTTTCTTTCAAGAATGATGCCGTCCCGTGTCCGATGAAACAATCTCTTTCCATTTCTCCTAATCTAAGCCCACCGCCTCTAGCTCTGCCTTCAGAACATTGACGAGTAAGCATCACGATAGGTCCATTGTTTCCTCTAGAATGGATCTTATCAGCAACCATATGTTTCAATCGTTGATAATAAGTTGGTCCTATAAATATTTCTGTCTTAATTTGCTCTCCTGTTCTTCCATTATACATAATCTCATTTCCATGTCTCTCTAATCCTGTCTTCTCCAATAATCTCGCAATATTCTCAACACCACAATTATTGAACGGGGTTGCATCTCCTTCTGCTCCTAAATGACAACTAACCTTTCCCATAATACATTCCATCAATTGCGCCATCGTCATTCTCGACGGAATTGCATGAGGATTGATAATAATATCAGGAACAATACCATCTTTTGTAAATGGCATATCCTGATGCTCATAAATCATTCCAATACTTCCTTTTTGTGCAGATCTTGAAGCTACTTTATCTCCAACTTCTGGTTTTCTATTCTTTCTAATTCTAATTTTACAGAACTTATAACCATCGCTATTTGTTCCAATATAATTATAATCAATATAACCATCATCATTAGCTTTCATTGCTGTTGAATTATCACTATAAGTATTTTTGCCATTCATCTTTCGCGGCATCACTTTCCCTACAATAATATCATTTCCATCAATATAAGTATTTTTAGGCACAAAGCCAGTCTCATCCAATTTCTCATATGAAAATGATGGTTTGATGGTTGTCATTCCAATCGGATTTGTGAAAATTTCTTCTTCTCCTGAACTATGATTTTTAGCACACTGATCTCTAAAAGCTTTATAATAAGTGCTTACGAATAAACCACGATCTAATGCCGATTTATTAATCATAACGCTATCTTCTTGATTAAATCCAGAATGGGTCATAATCGCAATAATAGCATTTACTCCTGATGGAAGCTCATTACTATTTGTATATTTTGATAATTTTGTTGATACAATTGGTTTCTGTGGATAATTAATAATATGTCCCATAGTATCAATTCTATTTGTAAAATTACTTGCAAATATTCCTAATGCCTGTTTTCCCATTGCACAATTACTAACTGCAAACCCATCATTGCCTCCAATGAAACTATGATGAGAACTCACGATTTCTAAATCTGCAATACGATTATCATAATTAATAATCTTATTATGAAATGGAATGAAAATTAATCTTCCTTTGATTACAATCAAATTTGAAAATTCTTTGAAATTCAAATCCTTCAAATGACTATATTTATTTTTATAATTATTATATAAATCATATTCATTTATTATTGCATATCTTTTCAATTTCTCATAATTATATCGAATTCCAATCTTTTTATAATAACTAATTTCATCATCTACATTAAAATATTCAAATAATATTTTTATAATTTCATTATAATAATAATTATCTTTATTATCATCATAACAATAACCAGCCGCAAATTCTCTTTTAACTAAATCACTCGACTTCATAAGCCATTTATCAATATTATCAATAATAATTGATATGAATAATCTGAAATTACTATCAAGATTAAATCCGATTGCTTTAATATCATTCATAAATTCTTCATTGTCAATCTTATTTTCGAAATTGAATTTATAATTTGATTTTAGACAATAACCAGCCAAACGACTGACTATTGGCATCTGATAATCATTATTATCAAATGAAACTCTATTCATTAATTTCAGAATTTCTTCATTATCAATAATATTTATTTTTTCTTTTGAAATACATGACATATAATCAGACATCATATGAATTCCTAGACTTGTTTTGTCATTAAAATTCATTACTTCAACCCATCCATTCATCGTCATAAACTTATGATCATGAGTTGCAATAATTGTTCTTCCTGTTATCGTTTGAATATTATAAACAATTTTAGATGTTTTCATATGATAATGATTAACAACCTTTGAAATTGTTGTAAAGTTTGTAATAGGGTCGAAACAAATAACTTCATCTCCTTTAATAATTTCTTTGATTAATTTATATGTTCCATTACTTAAAAGGACTTTCTCATTTTCATTTAAACATTGATAACAATTTCTAGGAGATTGATTATGATCACTGAAAGGAATATTTACTCCTAAAATGCCATTCATCAAACTCGCGTGAATTTCACAATTTGTATATCTAGGAGGATATGAATTTCCTTTCATTCCTTTCCCCAATTCTAAATGATTAATTGCAATAAGAGTATGGTTCAATTCATTATTATCTAAATATTCAATAAATCCTTCTTCGTCGCTTGAGTTATTAGGGCAAATGAAATTATCAAATGTCTTTCCCTTTGAAAATTCTTTCCATGTTGTTTTCTTTTCCCTCAAAATACGATTAATTCTAAGTTCAGTTCTATTCGTCTTATCATCATAATCTACAATTAGCAATGGGCGATACATTCGACCCGCATCAGTGCTAATGCAAATACATCTCTTTAGAATATTCCAATATACTGATGTCATCGGATAAATAATTCCACATCTCTTATAATGTTTTAGATTGTTATATAACAATAATGGATTTGTATGATATCCAATAATATCTCCATTAATCTGAACATAAACATTATTCGAATTTCCTAATTCTTTGAAATAATTTGTAATTTTATCTCTAGCTTCTTTAATAACATCTGTTTCAATATGCCATTTATCATTATTTTCAACTACATATGAATAACTATCATCATAAATATTTGTTCCAAGTTCTACAAGTAGTTCTCGAATATGAGTGCTACTCATCGAAATTGAAATAATAGTGCTTAAAGCTAAGTTTTTAACTAAACCTACTGACGCTCCCTCTGGAGTATTATGCGATACACTCATATCACCTAATAGAAATCTTCCATTTCCATCAAGTTGCCATCCAACAAATGGTTGAACTTTATTTTCTACTAATTCGAAAGAACTTTGTAAATAACTTGAACATCTTTTTTTATGTGTTGGATTATTACATTTATTTAATTTTTTTCTATTAAGAATAGTTGGTATTTCATATAAATATTTTCCTGTAATTGTTAATTCTTTATAAGGACGCTGTCTCTTTTCTTCATTAACTGTATAAGAACATACACCATCATTTAAATGACATGAAAATCCTAAACTTCTTGCTAAGAATTCAGCATCATAAATAATTTTATAATTTGATTTTCCTTGACATATTCTAATTTCGTGTCCATTTGCTCTTACACTACCATCAGTATCTATTAATCCAGCTAAAACAGCTAATCGTGTTTTACGATCATTAATTAAATAATCCAATGGAATATGTTTATTTTTAATTAAATTATATTTTGTTAATAATTTTTTAAGAGGTGCTTGTTCTGTTTTATTAATTGTTGAACTAATAGTATATCGATATTTATGATTATTTTTTTTAATAGTTGCATCATTATTTTTGCCCCATTTAATCCACATATCAAGTAATTCTTCATCAGCTGTAATAAATCCATAACCAGATGATAATCCATCACCTAGCCATAAACCTAATATATATGGGTCTAATTCAACTTCTTTTGTATCCCAATTAATACCATTAGATTTAAATGTGTATAATTGTTTTTTAACATTTTCTGGCAAAGATAAATATTGTTCAATTGTAATATCAATAATATCATCATCATTAATAGATAAACTAAATTTATATAAATCTTCAATATTATTAAATTTCTTGTATTTATATGTTAATTCTTTCTTATCAAACCACGATAATTCGTTTTTTCCTTTATGATTTCTAATAGTTTTATATTTTTTTACTTTTAATGTTAGAATATGATTATCAGTTACAATATAATTAATAAAATTCTTTTTATGTTGTATTACTTCATACATTCTTTTAATCCCTGAACAAGTGCTTTTAACTCTAACAGCATTTCCATTATCATCAATTAAATTATCTCCGATAATAATATCACATGCTTTTTTAATAGTTCCGTTCCACAATAATATAGGTGTATCAGGATGAAAACATTCTGCAGGACAAATCATATTAAATTGAGAATTATCCAACTTTCGAGGTTGAACAAGCTTTCCATTCTTCTCCATAGAAGTACTAATTCTACGAAGATGCGATAAAGTGCTAGCATAAGACATTCGATTTAAAACTTGAGACACACCTTGTTTAATATTTTGAAAACTACCAATACTTTTGATACCCCAATTTCCTGTCGATAATGAATATTTCAACCACGAATCCAATAATGACTGTTTGAAATATCTATGAATATTATTATCATTGATAATATCTGTTGTAGTATTATTATAATTCGCTCTCCATAAATTCAATTCTCTTTCAATCAATCCTTTAATCTCCTTACTCATCTTTCCATAACATTGTCTGAAAAGATTGCTAAGAAGAATGCCAGGACTGTCAATTCTCTTATTCATATATGAGTCGCGATTATCATAACTATCATAACCTAGATAAATTCTGATCATTTTTCTGATCATATAACCTAGATATAATGCCTTTCTTCTATAATTCTTACCTACATGAGGCAAGAAATCATTAATAATATTATCTCTTAAAATTTTTGATGGATTTTGTGTTGTTTTATTAACTCCTGTCATTATCTTAATCAAAACTTCTTCTGCTTGTTCTTGCGTATGAATATCAGATGCATCATCACAACAAGCCATAAGCTGACAGATAATTCTTTGATTATCTTTATTATCAAGATCATAAACAATATGCTGAATAATCTCTTTATCAGAAATAATTCCTAATGCTCTGAACATAATGAAAACTGGAATTTCGCTTCTTATGAAGGAAGTGTTCAAACGAATACTTCTTCCCATATGATTAAGCTTTCCACTCATATTTAAACTAGTAGTTTTAGGTGGAAGATATATCGAATCGTTCATTGAACGAATTTCAGCATATAATCCATCGCTATTATTATTAGGCGCGAATATAAGAGTATCATTTTCATTAATTCTATCTTGCATAATTAAGACTTTTTCATTGCCATTGACAATAAAATAGCCCCCATAATCATATCTACATTCATTATTATCACTGTCTCCAATTGCTGGAAGTTGATGCAATACACATGCATTCGAACGAACCATAATTGGAATTTTGCCAATATATACATTATTCACATACTTATCGATTTTGACTGTTATATTTTCTTCATTCAAATATTCGATAATAATATGAACATTTACATATAATGGACTAGAATAGGTTAAATTATTCATACGAGCAATATAAGGTGTCATTATTGTCTGTGTTCCGTCTGGTAGCTGATAAATCGGCTTTGTTAAAGATGGATTTAAGACATTAATATTAATCTTCTGAATTTTATTATCTACTTCAGTTTGCTTTGTTGTGATTTTAATAGGATTAAAACCGCTGATAATCTGAGGTAGAGTAGTATTGATAAATTTGTTATAACTGTCAATTTGATGTTTTACTAATGGACTGATTGAATCAATTGATTTATTTTCAGTGAAATATTTATCTAAAATATCCCAGCAAAATGATTCAGGTAGTTCCATATTTATTATTAAAAATAACCAATTATATAAAAATATTCATTTTTTTTTATATATAAAATTATTATTTATATTAAATATTATTATTGTTATTATTAAAAAATGTGTGGCATTTGGACCTATATTTCCAAAACTAAGAAAAATAATTATTACGAATATTTTAATAAAATAGCTCATAGAGGTCCAGATGCTTCAATTTATATGAATTATAAAGAAGCTGCTATTGGATTTCATCGTTTAGCAATTATTAATAAAGATATGAAGGCTATGCAACCTTTTATTGATAAAAATCTAATTCTTATTTGTAATGGTGAAATCTATAATTATAAAGATCTTGCTTATAAATATAATATTAAATGTGTGAATGATTGTATGTGTCTTTTACAATTATTCAAAAAAGTAGGATTAGAAGAATTTATTAAAATTGTCAATTCTGAAATTATTGGAGAATTTGCATTTATCATTTTGAAATTTGATGATAATAATGAGAAATTGGATCAAATTATTGTTGGTCGTGATATTTTTGGTGTTCGTCCTTTATATCATTCTAAAAATGGTGATGATGAATTTATTTTCAGTTCTGAATTAAAAGGGGTTCCAAAAGATTTTAAAGAAGTTTATGAATTCCCTTGTGGTTCTATCATAGTTTATGATTATTATAATAATATTGAAAAATCTTATGATATTACGAGAGATATTTATAATACTGAAATTAGTTCTGAATATGATTTATCAGATATCAAAAAAAGTTTAATTGAAGCGGTTAAAATTCGTTTAATGGCTGATGATGTTGAAGATATCGGATTTTATTTATCTGGAGGACTTGATTCGAGTATCTTATGTTCAATTGCCTCTAAACTTGTTTATCCTAAACAAATAAAAACTTTTTCAATTGGCTTTGAAAATTCAACAGATCTTCCATTTGCTAGTAAAGTTGCTAAACATATCAATTCTATTCATAAAGAAGTTATTATAACTGAAAAAGAGGCATTAGACGCAATTGATGATGTTATTTATGCAACTTGCACTTTTGATATTACTACAATTCGAGCTAGTTGTGGTCAATATCTTCTAAGTAAATATATCAAAGAAAATACAAACATTAAAATTATTATTAATGGTGATGGATCGGATGAAGTATTGGGAGGTTATATTTTTAATTATTATGCCCCTGATGAAGATGCATTTCACAATTCTTGTATGAAATATACAAAAAATATTCATATGTATGATGGACGGCGTCTTGATAGAAGTTTAGCCTATTTTGGATTAGAAGCCAGAGTTCCATTTTTAGATATCAATTTTGTTAAAACTATTTGGCAAATTCCTAAGAAAATGAGAATGCCTACTTACAGTAATTGTGAAAAATTTTTATTGAGACAAGCATTTAATGATGAAAGTTATCTTCCTCAAGATTGCTTATTTAGAAAGAAAGAAGCTTTTAGTGATGGAATTTCAAGCAAAGAGAAGTCATGGTTTTCCATCATCAACGAAAAAATGAATGAAATTGATATTAATGAAGATGATTTAATGGGACCATCTAAAGAAGCTGATTATTATAAAAGAAAATTCATTGAATATTTTGGTGAAGAAAGATTGAATATTATTCCTGGATATTGGCAACCTGATTTTATTGCTGCTAAAATTTATATTGATCCTTCTGCAAGAGTTTTAAAGATTTATTAATTTTTCTATTATTTTTATATAAATAAAAAATGATTTTTTGTTTTTAGAAAGAACATAACAAATTATGGATTTAGATTTTAATTTCAATATTTATTCAAAATCAGATATTATTTATTCTTATTATTATAATGCAATTAAAGGTCTTATAAATACATCTTTTGATTTAGTTCCATATCATCAAAGATATAATATTATCCCATATAGCTTACCGTTTATTCATAAAAATGAAAAGGGTTATTATTATATTGATGTTGATATCAATAAAGAAGGTGATATTATAAGTCATTTTATGTTAGAAAATGAAAATAAAAAAAATGTAAAAATTGAATTGATTATTCATAATTCAACTATAAATTATAATAATAATTCAATATTGCTTCTTTGCTGTTCTCAACATACTAATTTTAAACTTCGATTTACATTTGCCGAATATCCGTCTGAACTAAAATATAGCTATCGCATCTATTTATGCCAAAATGAAATGAGAAATAAAATCATTTTATCAAATTTATATTCTTCAGGTATTAGCTATAAAAATGGATATGCTATTATAGATAAACAATATTAATAATACATATCTAAGTTTATTTATCTCTTTTTTATTATTTTTGTTATTGTTATTGAGAAGTAATTTGAGATTTTCTATTTCTTTCTGATTATCTTGATTATTTTTATTATTATTCTCAAGAAGTTGTTTGAGGTTTTCTATTTCTTTTTGATTTTCTTTTTGATTATTATCTATAATTAAATTAAGTTCTTTTTTACAGAAATAAATATTTTGTTTTGATTTAATTATCTCTTTTTTATTTTCTTTTTGATTATTATCAATAGTTTTTTTAATTTCCTCAATTTCTTTTTGATTTTCTTTTTTACAATTATCAATAATTAAATTTAATTCTTTTTTAAAGGAATAAATAGTTTGTTTCAATTCTTTATTTTGATTTTCATTATTATCAATAGTTTTTTTAAAGTCTCTAATCTCTTTTTGATTGTTATTTATAGTATTCTTAATATTTTTTAATTCTTCTCTAAAATCATTAATATAATACCAAATATAAGGAATATCATTTTCTAAATTACTATTGAAATTACTTAACTCACTAAATAAATGTAAACAATAACGTTCATTACAACCATTTAAAAATGCAATAGTCGATTTATATAATTCTTCATTATATGGTTTATTTATTGTTAATAATAATAACTCATTATTAAAAAATCTACTATTATCTGTATTTTGATTTGATGATAAATTTTTATATTCTGATATTATTTTATTCATAAATTTATTATGTATTATTGAATTCATATAATTACATATTTTTGTTATATCATCAGAAGTAAATGATTGTTTAATATAAAATTGCTTATTATTCAAATAATTTTCAATTAATAAAATAAAATATTTTCTATTATAAGAACAACTATCAACATTTTCAAAACAAATATTTAATGTGCTTATTATGTCGTCTTTCAATTCATATGGATTTAATAATAATGACATAATAATAATAATGACAAAGGTTCTTAAATATTTATTTCTATATATAAAATATGAATACTGTTATTAAAGATACTTGTGGATATCCTTATCCGCAAGGTGAAAATACTTGTTGGTTTAATGCAATATTAACTGTATTATTTAATAGTAATAAAACAAGAGAATTATTTATTAAAGAAAATAATTTAATATTATCTAAAATAAATCCAGAATTAGATATATATTCATTTTTTCAAATAATATTGGATAATAAAAATTTTAATAATAAAAATATAATGAAAGATATTTTTGTAAAATATACACCAGAAAAGATATTAGATTTATTGTATAAATATAATAAAGATTTATTTTATATAAATGCAATAATTGGAGTAAATGGTTTTAATTCTTCTTATTATTTAAAACCATTTTTTGAATTATTTAATTTAAATAGTATATTTTTTGATATATATAATGATGAAATGTATGTATCAAATTTAAATTTTATTAAAAATGTAAAATATAATGATGATGGCTATGATATAAATTATGAAACTGACATAAATAATGATAAAAATATGAGTTTAACAATGAAAGGTATATTGGAAAAAAATATAGTTCCTGAAATTATAGTTATTATATTATATGATGATGAAACAATAAAAATAACTATAGATAATGATAATGACGAACTTATAAATAAAATAAAAAGATTATCCATTGATAATGATATTAAAATAAATATGCAACATATAGATAAATATTATAATATTAGATATAATGATTGTAAGTATAATTTAGAAGCAGTAATATTAGGTAATTATAATATAATTAATGGTAATAATGAAAATCATTTAATTGCAGGATTTCATTGTAAAAATGATAAAGTTGTTTATAATGGTGTTTATGATGATACAGAACCATGTAATTTTATTAAATATGATTGGGATATTCATACATTAAATCAATTTTGCTATAATACAAATTCTTGTAAAATTGATAGTATTAAAAAAGATGATTTATGTTATGATTTTGGTCAAGGTTATAGAATATTATTATATGTAAAAACATAATAATATTAATGTTTTTAGGTTCTTAAATAATATATATTATTATTTATATATGGAAACATCAGGACAAATTCTGCATTTGAAAAGTTTAACCGACTTTAATAATATTAAGGATGATTGCAAGTTGATTATTAAGGTTGGCGCGGATTGGTGTGTTCCGTGTAAAAAAATAACTCCTTTATATACTCAATTTGCTGAAAATAACAGTAATCCTAATATTATTTATGCTGAAATTAATTCTTCAGATGCAGATGAAGAGCTTCTTGATTTTATTGAAATAAAGTCATTACCAACATTTTTATTTTACGATAATAAAAAACTGGCTAAGAAAATAATTGGAAGTGATAAAATCGAATTATCCGAATATATAAACAATCTTTATATTTAAGAAGTTAATTATATTTTTTAAATATATGCAAACTTTATTAGATTGTAAAAAAGAATACACAGATATTTTATTGGATAATCTTTCTGTTCCTATTTGTTCTGTAATTTATGATATTTTTAAGGCATCATCAAATATTCAGGAATTTCAACAAAAAATGGCACATATCAAAAATTGGAACAATAATATTATCAATGAATATTATGAAAAAATTTTAAATTCATGTGATAAAAAACTTGTATTATCTAAATTATTACATGAAGTTATTGTTATCAATATTAAATTAAAAACTGAAAATAAAAAAATTAATTTAAAGAAAATACCATTCATCTCATTCTGTGATTTTATCCATAAATGTTTAATTAATATTGGTATTTATTGTTGGAAAAATGCTTATCTATTTTCACATAAAAATTTAAAACCTTCAGAAAAACAATATCATCTAAATTTAATTGAAAAAAATATAAGAAAAATTATAAAAATAAGTATAAGAGACTGCACACCTCTTGAACTAATACTAATTGACAATTATGAAAATGAAAAAGAAGTCAGTGGCGGTAGTGAAGAAGAGGACGATGAAGAAGACGATGAAGAAGAGGACGATGAAGAAGACGATGAAGAAGAGGACGATGAAGAAGACGATGAAGAAGACGATGAAGAAGAGGACGATGAAGAAGATGATGAAGAGGACGATGAAGAAGATGATGAAGAGGATGAAGAAGAAGATGATGAAGAAGGTGAAGAAGGTGAAGAAGGTAAAGAAAGTAAAGAAGAACCTAAAGAAGAAGAAGATCCTAAAGAAGAAGAACCTAAAGAAGAAGAAGAGCCTAAAGAAGAAGAACCTAAAGAAGAAGAGCCTAAAGAAGAAGAGCCTAAAGAAAAACATAAGACTGTAGATTTTAAAGAAGAAGTTAGAGTAATTAATATTAAAAATCAATTACCTCAAAATAAAAAAAATATTCTTGATATGAGTGATGAAGAATATGAGGAAAATGAAGTAAGCGGGGGAGAAGATAATAGTAGCGACGATGAAACAGAATATGTAGATAAAACAAAAACAAAAAAGAAGCCTTAAAATCGAGAAATCTTTTTTTTATTATAATAAATGCATAATTTCATAACAAAACGATTAATTAAAGATTTTGTAAGTATTTGATTATTTTTGTCTAACAATTGAATATTAACTCGATTAAATAGTGATATAACGGGGTTTAAATAAAAATCACCCTCATTTTCATTAAAATCATTATACATAGTTGTCTCTGCTGCTCCTGTATTATTTTTAATTTTATTAACATCAATCATTATGGAATCGAAATATGAAATATTTATATTATCACCAATTGTAGTTCTAACTCTATCATAATCATTACAATTAATATAAACACTATCTAAATTGCTAAAAGATGATGAAAGTAATTTTGTTGTAGTTATAGAAAGAGCATCATATAATAATTTAATTTTATAAACATCTTTTAGCGGTTCTGCTAAATTTAAATGAAAGTTATAATTATTACTATCTCCATTATAAATAACATTACTTGTATCTACTATAATAATTTTATAATCTCCAAATTCTGGAACAGACATATTTGATATTATCTAAGATAATTAATTTATGAAATATTACAACATCTATTTGAAATTGGTGGTTTGAATGCCTCTTCAATAATAATAATTTGTTTTTCTTTATTATCCAAATCAGGATAAATATTTAAAATCGTAAATCTTTTATTTGTGTTGTCAAATACAAATGAAGATGACATTTGAGCTTCAATATAACGATTATGCATTTTATATTTATTTTACAAATAAATGAGGTATTAAATCATTTTTTTTAATAATTATTTAATTTAAATAAATAAATGAATAATATCAATAAAATTTTTATTATAAATTTAGATAAAGATGCTGATAGATATCAAAATTGTATCAAACAAATGAATTATTATAATATCACAAACTATGAACGATTTCCTGCAATTAATGGTTCAAAATTATCAGATAAAGAGATAAAAAATTTGACAACAGATATTGGCAATATTATTGCATCAAGATCAATGATTGGATGTGGAACATCTCATATAAATATATGGAAAAAGATTATAAAAGAAGGGATAAATAAAACTCTTATTTTAGAAGATGATTTCATTTTTAAAGATAATTTTATAAATAAATTCAATAATTATTATAAATATTGTCCTGAAAATTATGATATCTTATATTTAACCGATAATCCATTGCATAATAAAAATATAAAAATAAAAGACATCAATGATTATTATTATAAACAATTAATAATTTCTCAAACAGTTGGATATATTATTTCTATAGAAGGTGCAAGAAAAATATTAAATCATATCAATAAAATTACATATCATATTGATGCTGAATTGGCGTTTTTATCTATGATAAATTCTAATATAAATATCATTTCATTAAAAGATCCTCTAATTTATCAAACTTACAATAGCAGTAATAATATTAATGATCGTCATTATCCTCTAATTGTTGATAAATTTATATTAAAACATAAATTTATTAAATATTCCTATAAAGTTATATTATTTTCTGCAGGTGGATTGCATTTGAATATTAATATTCTTTTTATTGTAATTTTAGGATTTTTTAATATTTGGGCTTCATTGATATTAATGATCATCGAATTTTTTATATTTGATGAAAAAAAAATAAGTATATTGAATTTAATTTATTTATTAATAGGTTATTTAATTAGAATAATATATGGAGCCATATTTGTATGAAATTAATCTTATTTTAGATAATATTATTTATAATTTAGATAATATCTTTGAATGTAAATATTTAACCATTTCTTCCCATCTATAATTTGTCATTATATGTTGTCTTCCTCTAATTGAATGTTTCATCATAAGATCAGGAGAGCTAAAATACTTCCAAAATGCTTCTGCGAAATCATGTGGATCACATAATTCCGCAATTCCACCAATTCCAGAATTAGGATTATTTCTATTTTCTAAATAAAAATTTAATTTAGGTTTTACTAATATTGATATATTTTCATTTAAAAATTCTCGCATTCCTCCAACATAAGCTGATATCTGCGCTTTTCCAATTGCCAGTCCCTCAAATCCACATAATCCAAATCCTTCTCCATCTGCAGTATTTAAACCAACATCACATGCATTATATAAAATATTGATATCTCTGTCTGATAATTGTTGTGGTGAATTTAAACTAATTATAGTATTTTTAACATACTCTAATGGAACATTTCTAAATTTTGTTTCTGATTCTACAATATCCATCAAATCCCAATAACTATCCATTGCAGTTCCAATAACTAATTTAATTGGTCTTGATGTATGTTTATTAATCTTACAATCATTTTTAGAAATAGATTTAGCAACATTAACTTGATAATGCCTTTCTACAAATTCAACCCAAGCAATTAAAGTTGTGTCCCATCTTTTTCGAGGCTGATTTCTATTTAAATTTAAAACCATAAAATCATCTTCATTATAATTATTATAACATCTTGCTATTTTTTGGTCAATTGGATAATATAAATTATGATCAAATCCATGAGGGAATACATAAATAGGCATTTCTTTTTTAATTCCAAGTTTATATGCTATTTCCTTCCAATATGGTGTAAATGCAATGATTGCATCAAAATAAGTATTTAGAATTTCAATATAATTTTTTTTCTGATATGTATAAACTTGATCCATATATGAAACCAACTTGAAATTTCTTTTAGCATCTCCACATTCATTTATAATTGTAGCTGTTAGTGCAGTTGTGATTATTGAATCATTAAAAATGATAATTAAATCTTGTGGATGGTTTTTTAAATAATCTCCAATTTCTTTTTCTCCAAACCCATTTCTTTTAGGTTCTTCATTTGCATATGCATCATAAATAACTACATTTGGATTAACATCATTTCTTAATGCCTTTTGCCCATCCGACATTAAGAAATTTTGAAATCCATAAATAGTTAATTCAATATCATCAAAATTACCTAGATATTTTGCAATATAATACATAACACGACTATAACCATTACTCTGATGAATATCAGTTCCCGCCCATAATATTCTTTTCTTCCCATTTTTAGACGGATACCACCAACTACTTTTATTTTCTGTTGGATTTATCATTAATGAAGTCTGATTTGAAGTCTGATTTGAAGTCTGATTTGAAGTCTGATTTGAAGTCTGATTTGAAGTCTGATTTGAAGTCTGATTTGAAGTCTGATTTGAAGTCTGATTTGAAGTCTGATTTGAAGGTTTTTTTGGTTTAATTATAGTTATGGTAGTTTTTGTAGTATCATCACTACTACTACTTAAATTATATGTTTTATCATTGTTTATATTAAATGCTTCTACATTTTTAATATCTATAAATTGCATTTTTTAAATTATTTAAAGATTTCTTATTAAATCTTTAAATCGTTATATGTTCATAATATGGTTCTAAAATGCGGTTCATAATAATATCAGGATTTAATTCTGATTTTTCTAATATTGTTTTTAGAAATTGTTCTGAAAATCCTGAAATAATTGATGTGTTTTTTTCACTATCATTAATAGGAAAATTATTATATTTGCCGCTCAAATTCCAGTAAATTAATTCTGGAACATCTAAATTATTATTTTTAAATTTTTCTATAAATAAATTATGATTTTGTCCTGCATCAAATTGCATATCTGTAAAACAAATAATTCTTTTACAACTCATATTATTATTTATTAATAGATCTGCTATTTTTAAAAAGTCAGTATTTAATCCAAAATCAGCTTTTTTAATATTCAATATCTTTTCTCTTAATGTTTCACCTCTAATTTCAAATAATCTGGGTTTCTCTGAAAATGTTATAATCTTATTATGATATACTCCCTTATTCAATTCAGACAATAATAAGCCCATTGCAATTGAAACAGTTATTGGAACAACATTTCCTGTTTTTTGAAACATCGACCCAGAAACATCCACTATAGGAATGATGTCATCGTCATCATCATTATCATCATTATTATAAGAATTAATAAATGCCTTCCATTGTAATTCTAAAGTTTCATTAGGTTCATCATGCAATGAATTTAAATATTCGCTTACAATTTGATGAGGTAATAATCCAGTTATTTTAAGTTTCTTCTTATTTTTAGATACATCATCAATAAAACTTAAATATTTAAAATTATCTTTTTTTTTAAAAATTTTCTTATAAAAGTTTAATGCCCCTGCTGGTATCTTACTATAATCAATATCAACCCAATTATTATTACATATCTTAGTTTCTACCAAATCTAATTTATTTCTTAATGGTATTAAATATTCTTTTCTATAATGCTCATGATAATTTTTAAGTTCATTATCAAAAAGAAATCTGGCTAATTTGATTGTATCAGTTTTATTTGCATTAATTGCCCATTTTGCACATAATGAAATTTCCTTATTTTCTTCAAGATTTTTAATATCTTGTTTTAATTGTTCTGCAAATAATTTATATTCATATCTATTTTTCTTATTAATTTTTATAATATAATTCAAATCATTCCAACACCCAAATTTATTTATATATGTCAATACATTCTTTTTATAAATCTTATTATGATTATCTTTCAACCATGATAAACAAAAATTACTAATTTCTTTTTCTTTTTTCCCATTCAAACGATCTCGGGAGTTGAAAATAATAGCAATTGTTTTTAAATTGTCCTGCTCCCAAGATTTATTTAAAAGATCTGATAAAATCTCATTATCTAATCCTCTTATCAATTGAATAAATAAATCAATATTTGCATTATTGGTTGTTTCCATTTTTAATAATTAATATAAATTTATTTTTATATAAAGATAAGGTTATATTAATAAAATAGAATAAGTTTAATTTAAGTATTATCTTATTCTCTGTAATTATGTAATCAGCAATTTTTTAATTAATATATGACATTAATGATAAATGCATAATGTTCCTTTATCTTGTATAAGATAAGTTTAACAGCAATTTTTAAATTAAAGATGACTTATAAAGTATTTATTTTTATTATTTTATCTATGTTGATAATAGGTAAAATAGGGCAACATTCCCATAAATGGGTCTTGAATAAGGTCTGAATTTTATATTCCTTTGGATATAAATGTTTTATTCCAAACGAAATATCATTCATATATTTTTTTGAATTTTCATCAATTAAATCTATACTATAAATTGGTAATATCAGCAATAGCTGTTTCTTTGGTGATAAATACTCACCTTTTAATTCTATTTCTTTTATGATATTAACTTTGAGATAATTGCTAATATCTTTTGCTGTTGGTGGATAATTATATGGATAATACCAGGTATAATCCAAATCCATCTTTTTATAATAATTATATGTCCAATAAATACCTTTGATAAAATTGGAGCTTATCATTGAAGTGCTATCATTATTAATATTTACATCAAATAAATTTTTATAATAATAATAACGCCATTTTTTGCTATTATTATAAATGTCATTTAATGTTTGATCCTTATTTTTAATTGCAAATTCCTGACTTGCTAATGTAAAATCTCGAGGTCTTCTTTCAATTTCTTTATTAACAGCAGAAATAATATCAGTATCTTCTGTTTCTGCAATTTTATTAAATATTTCTGATAATGTTAATTGATTGATCTTATCATTATCAACCAATGAACCATTATTTTTAATTGCAAGTTCTGTAATAGAAATTAATTTATCTAAACCACCCGATTTTATATTCAAATTAAGAATATGAGGTATGAAATCATTTCCTAAAATAGAACACATAACGCAATAACTTTCAATTAGATCATTATCATTTTCAATATTCCATTTAGGTTTTAATTCTGATATTAATGCTTTTTTCAAATTATTAATATTTAAATAAGTAGTTGTTCCTTTATTCTCTCTCATAAGATAAATATTATTTTTACCTGAAATTAATGATAATATAATTAGATCTGCATCCAATCCATTTATAATAATATTTCCTGGTTCTTCTTTGATTAAACTAAATATCTTATGTTCTCCTTCTCCTGCGTCAGTGCTTCCAGAAAATATATATTTCTTATTATTTTCTTTAATATGACTATCCAATTTAGTCATAAAATTAGTTCCAGGTGAAATCGCATTAGTATCCCATGTTGAAACAACTTTATCAATCTTATTTCTATAAAAACTCAAATAACGCCTCTTTCTTTGCTGAATGATTTTTGCCAATGGCGCAACACCATCAATACAAATCATAAGCTTTTTAGGATTATAAGTTTTATCATAATTTTCTATTTTCTCCCATAAATTTTGAATAAGCTTTTCTTCATTCTGCTCTTTAGCCGCTTCAGGATGAATAATTCCATTAAAATCAATAGCATAAATATCAATTATCTTTGGCAATTGCTTTATGATTATATTATCATATTTAATTGTCAAATAATAAAAATAATAAGGAATACCCATTTTTCTCAATAATTATATATTTCAAAATTAATACTTATATAATCATTTTTTTATTCTTTCTTTTCTTATAGAATAAGAATATATTTTATTATGGCTATTTATGATGCTTTCTTTGGCTCTGATCAATCATTATATACAGCTTATGCTATTATGGCTGCTATTATTGCTATATGCGTAACTATATTATTAACAGCTACTGATATTTCTGTTGGAAATCGTATTTTAATTGTATTATTTGTAATCGTAACTCTCATTCCTTCCATTTTCCTAACCTTATTTGAAATTACTTGTATGGTTACTGGTGGAACTGAACCCAACCGCTGGTGGTGCTATGCTTTCGCTTGGATATTAGCCGCCTTTATTATAATTTATTGTGTCTTTGTGGTTATTATTTCATTAATATCTCTATTTACTTATAATAATGCAATTGATAATGTAAATGAAGCAGAGAAAAAATCAAAATTAAGTGATATAGAAAGTAATCATATTGCTAAACAAATAATACATACTGAAGAAGAAAATAAAAAATTAGAAAACTTTTATAATGCACCACAATCTAATGAACAATTTAAAGGAAATGACAGACCAACCATAAGTAATGCTACTGCTGGAAGTAAATATCATTCTTGTCCTATAAATACCACATGGGATCCTCATAGTAATAAATGTGTTCCTATAGTAAAAATTACTAAATTTGAAAATAGAGAAAATTTTGGAGCTGAACCATTAGATCAATTACAGCCAGCACCTGTTCCCATACCAACACCAACACCAAGTATAAAATCTCCTTTTACTAATTATATTAATGAAGGATTTGAAGCATTTGACGGTAATACAAAATCACATTTTTCTGATTTAAGTCTAACTGGTGCTAATAATCTTTTTAATAATTTAAAAGATAATATAACTAATAATTTTAATTCTTCTTTTGCTAGTATAATATAAATGTCGATGCAAATTTTTTAATTTAATATTTTTTTATTATAGGTTATTATTATAGAATAATAATAGCATTTGTTATGACTATATATGATGCTTTCTTTGGCTCTGATCAATCATTCTATACCGCTTATGCTATTATGGCTGCTATTATTGCTATATGTATAACTATATTATTAACAGCAACTGATGTTTCCGTTGGTAATCGTATTTTAATTGTATTATTTGTAATCATAACTCTCATTCCTTCCATTTTCTTAACATTATTTCAAATAACTTGTATGGTTACTGGAGGAACTGAGCCTAATCGCTGGTGGTGTTATGCTTACGCTTGGATATTAGCCGCCTTTATCATAATTTACTGCGTCTTTGTAGTTATTATATCATTAATATCTCTATTTACTTATAATAATGCGATTGATAATGTAAATAAAGAAGAAAGAAAGAATAAATTAATTAAAACTAACAGTAATAATATTTCTAAACAAATAATTAATACTGAAGGATTTAGAGTTTTATGGAGCTTAGACCAAAAACAACCAAACAATAATGCAAATGCATCTCCCACAAAACCATACATACACTTAGATCCACAGCCAGTTATAGAACAAAAATATTTATATCCAGATCCACCACCAGCACCAGCACTAACACTAAAACCAACACCAACATCAGCAGCGTTATCATCATATCGACAACCACCACCAGCACAAGCATCATATCAATCACCATCACCATCACTATCATATTACCAAGGACATAATCCTTCTCCTGCTGCCCGTAGTTATGGAACAACATATGGTATTAATGCAGCGAGGGGGTACTAGTTCATATATATCCTCGTATGGATGGATATAATTGTTATAGTTAGTTTCAAAATAGATGTAAGCTATGATGGTAATTCAAAATCTTATTTTAGTGATCTTGTAAAATAATTTAAAAGATAATGCACAAAACAGTTTTAATACTTCTTTCGGGAGCAATTTTTAATTTAAGAAATTATTAATTATTTATTATTAATGTAAATAAATATATGAATAATTTTAAACCTCATTTATGTAGAAATTGTGGATTAACTGGACATATTTATAAAAATTGTCCCCATCCAATTATGAGTTTTGGTGTTATATGTTATAAAATTGAAAATGGAGAAAATAAGTTTTTAATGATACAACGAAAAGATAGTTTATCATTTATGGAATTTATGAGAGGTAAATATGATATTACAAATCTAGAATATATAAAACAACTATTACTTAATATGACTATTACTGAAAGAAATATGATTATTACTCTTTCTTTCGATGAAATTTGGAATTATCTATGGTTTCAAAGTGAAAATAAGAATTATACAAAAGAATTTTATGAATCTAAAAATAAATTCAATTCTCTCAATGATAATAATTTTCTTAAAAATTATATTACATCAATTAAATCTATCTTCAATGAACAAGAATGGGGATTTCCCAAAGGTCGTAGAAAAATAAAAGAAAGTGATATTGATTGTGCTGTTAGAGAATTTTATGAAGAAACCAGAATTTTAACAAACGATATTATGGTGATTGATGATATCTTGCCTTTCGAAGAAATTTTCTTTGGAACTAATGGCATTATGTATAAACATGTATATTTTGTTGCTAAAATTAAAAATGATAAAATTAATGTTAAAATTGATAATAGTTGTTTAGAACAGGTAAGAGAAATAAGAGCCATAAAATGGTATAATTATAATGATGTATTGTCTCATATTAAATGCTATAATACTGAAAGAATATCTTTATTTAAATATGCAAATAATAAAATTAGAGATTATGAAAATAAACTTATAATTTCATAATAAATTATTTTTTTCATTTTATCAAATAGATAAAAATGGCAACAAATAGGAGAAAAAGAGATAATTCATCTTCATCATCAAATAATCAAGATGATCCTTTTTTATCTTATAGCAATTCATCTGCGTCATCTTCCTCGTCTTCATCTAAAAAGACATCTTCTAATTCAAATTCTAAATTAAGTGAAAAACTTTCTTCATCATCATCTTCAAGTAAAGTTTTAACAAAAGATGGGATTTTATTAACTAAATTTAAAGATGTAAAAATTATATATTATGATAAAGATGATAACAAAATAAAATTAGATACAGATAAAAAAATTATATATTATGATGATAATAATGGTGATTTTTATGATAAAAAAAGAGAGTTATTAAATTATGAATTAATAGAAACAATTGATGCTACTAGCAATAAACCATATACAATTAAAGTTAATGTTGAACCTGATATTTCAAAATCACATTCATCTATTTCAACTCCTTATTATCAAATTAATGGAAAACCAGCTAATTTGCAAAGATTTGGAAAAGATAGCAAAATAATTTATTATGATAAAAATGATAATGAAATTATTCTTCATGATAATCAAAAAGTTGTATATTTTAGTTTTGATGATGATAATAATACTTATAAATATTATAATTATAAAAAAGCAGAATTAGATTATAAAACTATTGATTTTAATTATACAAAAGAAATAAAATTAAGAGTTGAAAGAAAATCTTCTTCTTCCCATAAAATTTATTCCCCTCTTCCTGATAAAATATTAAATCCGCTTAAATTTTCACCTCCTAAATCAAGTAGTTATAAAACAGTAGATAAAGAAGAAAATCAACTTAATCCAGTAAATTTTCGTATTATGTATGTTAATAAATATTCTATGCAATCATATGTTCCAACTGAAAATGAAATAATTTATTATTATAGTGAAAATCATTATTATAATAGAAATAGAAAGATATTAAATTATATTCTAACTCAAGATAGCAATGGAATGTATATTGCATTCAAAAAAGATGATAAAAAAGAAGATATTTTTCATTTCAAATCATTGTCATCATCATCATCATCATCATTCAAAAAATGGACTTTTGAAACAGAATATAAAGATAAAAATATGATCCCTTTCACACCTCCTAAAGATTTAATTATTGAATTTTATGATAAAAATAATAAATATTATAATTATAAAAAAGAAGAATTAGATTTTAGTGTTGTTCATGTTCGTAATCATAAAGATAAATTTATAGCACGATTAAGAATAACAGAACCTTTAAAATCTCCATCTCCATTTCAAAGTCCAAAACCTAAATCATTTTCCCCATTATTATTACAATCTGTTAAACAATCTTCTCCAAGTCCATTACCTAAATCATCATCATCATCATCTTCTCCTTCAAGAAGAATGATAATTAGAAAAAGATCTAAATTATCAAATGAAACATTCACACCTTCTTCTTCATCATCATCTCCTGTTTCTATAAATGAAGAGAAGATTAAATTATGCAGTAAATGGGCTGCTAATAAAAGAGAAAATCCAGAACGACCAAAAAATCCTATTACAAATAGAAATATTATTTTAAATGGTAAAATTTATAATGATTTAAATAAAAAATGTAAAAAAATTCCTGTAATGTCAAAAATAACATCTTCTGATGATGAAGAAGATGTTGATAGTGAAACTATCAAGAAATGTGCAAAATGGGCAAATATTAAAGATAATTATCCAGATAAACCATATAATCCAGATAATAAGAAAAAGACACCCATTAAGATTAATGGTCCAACTTATAATAAATTAAATAAGATGTGTAAAAAAGTTAGAATTTATAATTATAAATTATCATCCTCATCCAAATCTTCAATTATTGAAGATGCCAACCCAGAAATAATTAAAAGATGCAATAAATGGGCTGCTATAAAAAAGAAACATCCAGATGAACCTTATAATCCGGATAATAAAAAGAAGACAACTATTAAAGTTAATGGACCTACTTATAAGAAATTAGATAAGGATTGTAGAAAAATTCCAATTGATCCAAAATATAAAATTGAAGAAACACCTTTTAATTCTAAAGATAAAAAAGATAATATTAAATTAATGAAAGAGTGTCAGGCATTTGAAAAGTTAGAACAAAAATATAAAAAAAATCCTGATGATAAAAAATTGCGTAAAAAAATAAAAGAGGTTAAAGATAAATTAATTGAATTAAAGAAAAAATGCCCTCTTCTTAAAAAAGAAAAGGACATTGAACAAATTATTTTAAATGAAGATGACCGTCATTTATGTATGCAATGGGCTAAAATTAAAAATGATTATCCTGATAATTTATATAATCCAAAAACAAAAGCTAATATTAATAAAGATGGACCAACTTATAAAAATTTGGAAAAGAAATGTAAAAAATTAAAAATTAAAGAAACTGATCTTCATAGTATTAAAATAGCAAATCCAATGAAGAATTTAGAAAATAAAGTTTTAAATTATGCATTATGCTTAGAATGGAAAGATAAAAGAGATATTAATCCATTAACTAATAAATTTATTCAAAAAGATGGAAAAACTTATAAAGATATCAAAAAACAATGTAAAGAGATTATTACACCTTTTAACATTTAAAATGTCCGATTATCTACGTCTAAAATGATATAAAAATTAGACAATATTATAAGATGATAGTGATGCAACTCTACCATGCATATGATCTATCGTTAATCTAAATAATGGTGTGTTTGGAACGAAAGTTCTATTATTTAGGTTATAATTGATTACTTTGTTATCAGAACAAGAAACCTAACGGTGAGATAATCAATTACTAAAAAACAAAACTTAAAAATGAATTCATACCAAGTCCACGCTTGGTACTACCCAAATTTTTATACCTTTTCGGCGTTTTAAATGTTAAAAGGTGTAAAAAAAGAAGATAAATAGATAATTAATAATTTTATTTTTATTTCCATTTTATCAAATAGAATAAAAAAATGGAAAATAAAAAGAAAGAGCAAAAATCAATTAATGATATTTGCACAGAATGGGCAAAGAATAAATTAATCAATCCATTGAAACCCATAAATCCTTTAACAAATTATAGCATTAAAAAGAATAGTGCTAAATATAATGAACTCGAAAAATTATGTTTTAATATAAAAATCAGTGAAATAAAAAAAGAAGATTTTGAAATTCAAAAAAAGAAATCTGTTCTTACCAAACCTTTAACAATAGAATTATGCGAAGCTTGGATGAAAAATAAATATAAAAATCCTATTACTAACTATAATATCAATGAAACCAGCAAAATTTATAAAGAATTTCAAGAAGATTGCCCTGCACTTCTAGCAAAGAAAAAAGAGATTATTGAAAAAATCCCTAAAATTGTAATTAGTCCCGTCATTATCAATGAAGAAGACAAGGACAAGAAGAAAGATAAGAAGAGTAATGATAATCACGATGACAATAAAAATGACAATGTTTATTATCCTTCTATTGAAGATCCTGATTTTAGAGATAAATTGATGGCATTGAAAGAAATTAATATGCATAAAATTTATAATTATGATGATATCAATTTAATTCAAGATTTTGAAAAGAAATCAAATGAATTATGTAAAGGTTTTGATAAATCTTTTTTTCAATATTTAATGGGTCATTATCTTTCTTATCGAATGCCCTATAAAAGTATGCTTATTTATTATTCCGTTGGTGTTGGCAAAACTTGCACTGCTATCACAATTGCTGAAAACTTCCTTATATCTCATAATAGCTATGATGAACCTAAAATATGGGTAATTATGCCTCAAGCAGTTGAAGAAGGATTTAAACAACAAATATTTAAAAAGACTGATTATAAATTAATTGCCAATCAATGCACAGGAGATTTATATGCAAAATTGGCAAATATTATTGAAACAACACCCGATGCTGAGGTAGATAAGAGAATTAAAAAACTTATAAAATCTAGATATAATATTTTTACTTATGAAGGCTTTGCTAGTTTTTATGAAACCAATTATATTTCAACTGGAAAAGTCCCAACTGATAAAGTAATAATTGTTGATGAAGCTCATAATATCAGACAAGGAAATAGTGAAGATAAAAAAAGAGTTTATAATGCTCTTACTGAAGTCGCTAAAAATGGTATCAATAATAAAATGATCTTATTATCTGCTACACCTATGTATAATGAACCAAGTGATATTTTTGATCTAATTGAATTATTAATTATAAATGATAAAAGATCTGATTTAAAAATACCATCTAAGATTTTTGATGATAACAATGAACTTTATAGTGATGCTCGGATCTTCTTAGAAAAAATGGCATCTCAATATATATCATATTTAAGAGGAAAAAATCCTTTCAATTTTGCCTTTAAATTATCACCGAAATTATCTAAAATTCCTATTTTAAATAAAATTATTCCTCTTACTGAAAATGGAAATCCTATTGAAAATTCTGATAAAAATTGGGTAGATAAAGTTAGTGATGGTATCGTTATTTCTAAGTTAGGAAAGAAACAATTAGAATATTTAGAAAATATTAAAATTGTTGATGAGAATATTCAAAATAATTTTAAAGGTCTTCAACCAATGAATATCGTTTATGATAATAATATTGGTAGTAAAGGATTTTATAATTTCTTTCGTTTGAATAATGAAAATTATTCATTTTCTTATAATCCTAATTTTAAAAATGCTTTAATGCCCGTTGATAAACATCTTGGATTATATTCCGGAAAAATATTGAATATGATGAATATTATTCAAAAAAGTGAAGGTATTGTTATCATTTATTCTAAATATCTTCATGCAGGTTTAATACCTATAGCAATAGCCCTTGAACATCTTGGATTTTCTCGATTTGGTGCTAATAATATTCTTGAAAATCCTGATATTATTGATAATCCACCTAAATATAAAAATATAAATAATCCAAATTATTGTATTTTAACTAGTGATGATGATATTATGAGAGGAACTACAATACCTAAATTGGTAAATTCTATTAATAATCGTAATAATACGAATGGTGAAAAAATAAAAGTCGTCTTATTATCTCCTGTTGCCGGTGAAGGTCTTAATATTTATAATGTTAGAGAAATTCATTTATTAGAGGCATGGTATCATTTCAATAGAATTGATCAGATTATTGGAAGAGGTATTCGTAATTGTAGTCATCAAAATCTACCTATCGAAAATAGAAATGTATCTGTCTATATGCATTGTGCTATTAATAATTATGAAAAAGAAACCGCTGATATTCACGCTTATCGTATTTCATCTCGAAAATTATATCAGTCATTTATGGTTGATAATATCATTAGAAATAATTCAATTGATTGTAGTCTATTTAAGGCTATAAATTATTTCCCTAAATCTATGTTCAAATTAGGAGAAATTGATATTAAAACTTCTCAAGGAATTTCAATTAAATATGAATTAGGGGATGATGAGATTTATGAGCCTAAATGTAATATCAAACCTTATAAAGATGATAATCGAGGATTTCGCCAAGACATTTATAAACATCTTTCTTTAAATACTCAAATGAAATTAAGAAATTATTTAATTGAATATATAAATAAAGATATCTTTTTTATTTCCCATAATGAAATTAAAGAATTATTTAAAAATATTGATAATGATATCTTAATGTATGCTATTAGCATGAGTATATATCCTAATATTATTATTGATGGATATATATTAATTCCACATGAAGATGGTATTCATATTGTTAAAGTTGTAAATAATGTTCCTCTTAAAATTGCCCTTATCAAAAATATAAATGATGATGTTAAAACAATTATTGAACCAGATGATTTAAAAATTTATAAAGAATTTGCAAAATTAAAAGAAGTTCCTTTAAATAATGCTATAATTTCTATTTATTCATCTATAGATCAAATCACCTTTAATTATATAATATCAAAAATATTATCATCTAAAATTTTATCAGAAGTTGATAATTTCTTAGCTACTTGTCTATATCGCGAAGGGGTCTTAATAGCTGGGAAAGAAATTCCTATTGCTGGTTTGATGGATAAATATATAGGATTTATAAATATTTTTAATGAAGATTTTGAACCACTTTTATATAATAATGGAAATTTTAAATCTTTAACACCAAAACAATTAGAACAATTAAAATCAAATCGAAAAGAAATTATTATTCCTGATATGAAGAAAGAAAAAATGCAATGGGGACTATTTGTTCCAATATTTACAGATAAAGAAAAGAAAAATAAAAATAATGTTTTTAAACTTCTCACTCCTGGAGAAGCTTATGGAAAAAAAACAGGTATTGTTTGCACATCACTTCACAAACCTCAACATATGAAAATTATGGAGGATCTGAAAATATCAATTGTTGGCAAATATACAAAAGAAGGCAATTGCAATAACATCGCCAATTATTTATATAAAATGAATAGAATAACTTTAAATCCATCTTGGAAACCTCTAATTTCTAATATATAAATTCTGCTGTCTGTATAATGATTTCTTTTTATTTGAAAATGCCGGAATAATATATGGTTTATTCAATGTAAAATTATAATTGAACATAACAATTCCTTCATTATTTATATATTGAATTTGATGATTTTCTTTTTTTGATACAAATCCAAGTTTTTTGAGATTTACAATAAAAAGCTGAAATTCTTCTTCTGTTATATCTCTAGAACATATAAATTCTAACGACTTCTTAATATATGAGGTTTTGTCATTTACAAACTTAAATTTTTGCAATAAAAAAACCTTAATAATATAATCGTCAAATTTATTATTAACATAATTCGAATAATTCTTCATATTTATTTTTTTATTATTAATTTGCAACTCATCTTGAGTAGTGCAACTAATTCTAATTTTCATTATTTGTTTTATTTTCCATTTTAATTTTTAAATCTATTTTTGATATATAAATTTTGTTGTTTATAACATGATATATTTTTATATTTTTTATTATTTATACATAATTCATATTCCTCATTAGTGCAATTAATTCTAATTTTCATTATTTGTTTTATTTTCCATTTTAATTTTTAAATCTATATATTCAAATACTACTTTTCCAATTAAAATTAACCATAATATATTTGAAATATAACACCACATCGAACTCCAAGTTTTATATTTATAATAACAGTATAATGAAATAGATAATAATATTATTATAAATATAACATTAATATCTTTGTTTCTAATTCCAGAATATAAATAAAATCCAAAAATTAATATCAATAATGGCAATGGAACATTCACCCAATGCCAGGCTAAATGCCCGTTTTCTGCTCTATTCATTCTGAGTTTATTATTATTTATGATGTGAATTAGTGAAAGTATAAAAGTTATAAATAATAAAATTAATATAATTATTAATTCTTGTCCTTTTAGATAAAATGCATTAAGAAATATTAATTGAAATAATATTACACAAACGCCTACTAAACTTATCGTTTTTATCATTTTTTTATTATTTATATTTCTCCATGCAAAATATTCAACCAATTGTATTGCAGCAATTGTCAATAATATCAATACTCTAGGCAATTCATTTATATTTATTAATAACACTATAACTGCTGATATTACTCCAAATATAAATGTATTAAAGGAAACTTCCGCATTCCACCACATATTTTATTAAATATATATATATATTATTTATAATAATGGATAATGTATTATATTTAGTTCATGCAATTCCATCAGATTATGATGAAACTTGGACAGAATTAAAAACATCATCATTTAATGATATAAATCATCAATTTCCAGGTGTTTTCTTTTCATTAATAACAAATGAAACGCTCCAACAAGAACCATTATATTATAGCAAAACTATTCTTATTTTCTCTAAAAAATTATTAGAACAAGAGAATTATCATATTAATCTCAGTGATTATAATGGATTTATCAATGAAAAGAATACATACTTCCCATGGGAATTAGAAAAAGCAGTTAAAAAATATAAATCTATTATTAAAAAAAATAAATATCATGTCGGAAATGAAGTTATATTTCATGATCCTATTCCAATGAAATATTTATGTGCTGTTATTATGAATAAATCTATTTCTGATGAAATTAAAGATAAAAATAATGTGAGAATGAGAATAAATTTATTATTACCTAAATATGAAATGTATAATGACGAACCACCTGATTTAACAAAACTTCCATTTTATTGTATGCCTCTTGAAGATAATTATACTGGAATTAATAAATATAAATTAAGTTCTAAAAAGTTTTATCAAAAAATGGCGGTGTTATGTAATGTTGAAAAAAATCAAGACAGAAAAAAAATAATAGAAGATATTAAACTTAAAATGACCGATTTTTATTATAATCGAGATAAACAAAACCTAAAAGAATTTAAAAAAATGATTTGTATTTAATATAATATATAATATATATATGGATAAAATATTGAATACTTTGCCTGATAATCATATTTCAAAAGAAACTTTATGGACTTATAAAGAAAACATTGAAATTTTTAATAAGTTTAATCAGCAGTCAGTAATTCATTATCCTAAAGAAGAACCACCTAA